CCCCGACATGGGAGAACGGGAAATACATCTGGTCACGTACAGCAACCTACTACAGTGATGACACGGTGACCTATACGGATTCTGCATGTATCTCCGGTGGAAAGGGTATCAAGAAGATTACAGAATGGTATTACCGCTCATCTTCAGCCACGGAACTCATCGGCGGTGAATGGACGACTGAATATCCCGGATGGGTGAATGGCACCTATATCTGGACAAAGAGTATAATCGAGTACACGGACGGTACGGCGGAGGTGTCTAATTCCCTGAATGCAACCGGTTCGCAGGGTGAAGGCTATACGAACATGGGGCACTGGCATACCGACATGCTGGTACCGAAACTGGGTGTTGTCAGCATGGGTGGTAGTTCATGGACGGCAAAGGTCGCTACCCGTAACCCTCCGCTTTGGTGCTGGACGGATAAGGACGGCAACCGGTTTACCTTATCTGAAGGGTGTTATGCGCTTACAGGTGAACAGAACACGTCTGAATATGACCTGTTGGCACATAAAGGAGAAGACGGTAAGGATGGGACAGACGGAACAGACGGTAAAGATGGAGAGAAAGGTGAAAAGGGTAAGGATGCGGTACAATACGAATACATCTTCAGACGTACAACTACTTACAGCCAGCCGTCAACTCCAGGTACATCGCAGACAGATGGGTATGTTCCATCAGGGTGGACCGGTGAGTCACAGGGAATATCAGCTACATACCCTTACGAGTGGCGCAGCCAGCGTACAAAGAGCAGCGAAGGAATCTGGAGCAGCTTTTCTACCCCGAAATTGTGGGCTAAATGGGGAGAACAGGGATTGCAGGGATTGCAGGGATGCATTATTCGGACATCGGAATGGAAATCAGGTACTGAATACCGGAATGACAGCTCGTTGACGGGGAATACAACAATGCTGAGATACATCGATGTGGCATTTGTCCGTAATAACAGCACGGAGACCGGATGGGAGGCTTACCAGTGTAACATTACGCATGTTTCCTCTACCAGCCTTGACTATACGAATACATCGTACTGGACAAAGGTTTCGCAGAACGTTACCGGAATATTAGCATCGTTCATTATAGCCAAAAACGCAAAGATTACCTTCTTGCAAGGTAACCAGCTTTTAATACAAGAAGATGACGGAACCATTACAGCTGGAGCTTCTGGTAGTAACTCTGGAGATGCTACTAGATTCTGGGCCGGTTCACAAACCCCAGATGATGCACCTTTTAGAGTGAACAAAAAAGGTAAATTGTTTGCATCGGGTGCAGAAATAGAAGGAGATGTGACTGCAAACAGAATCTATACTCCTTTCAAAGAAATTTCGTTACCATACATCTGGTATGGTAGCTCATCTCCTAGTAACATGTCCGTCAGAGGTCGGAGTGAAACAAAAAATGTAATTTCACTTGATCAACCATCTAAGTATAATGGTATCACTATACAGATATATTGCGTATTAGAAAGTAGAAGCGATGCTCCTGTATACATTGCCTCAATGACACCATTGTTCAAGTTCGGGATGAATGAATATTTGTATTACAAACTGCCTACAGATAAAATAACCAGAATCACATCAGTGTTGCATCCTGGTGGTACATACAGATGGGTTATACAAGACCCTGAAGGAGATAATTTTATGTTAAGTATATGATATTACAAGCAGCTAACGGGTGCTATCTTACCGAAGCGTTTGAAGTACCCATCTCAGAGAGAAGGTTTTTAAAATCTATTGATGTGGCCGACATGCAGGAAGCCGCATTGTGGAAGGAAGTTACGGAGGCTGAGAAAGACTACATGATAGAGCAGGGTAAACTGTTCTGTCCGGACAGCCTTAGTTACGAATATCTGGAGAATTTGAGTAGTCTGCTCGGGATTGTCTCGCAGAAGATTAACGGTTTGTCTTTGACGAACGAGCAGGCATTGGAGATGAAGCGTTTCTACCCTCAGTGGGAGGACGTTCTGGGAATTGAAGCTGATTGTGGCTTCAAGTTCAATTACAACGATGTTTTGCTAGAGGTTGTGACGCCGCATACGCTTTCAAACGACAACCTTCCGACACAGCGTCCGATGATTCTGTCTGTACCTTCAGACACTGAAGAATCTGGAGAAGTTGTTTATTTCCGTCCGGTGATTACCGTAGAATCGGTTAGTGTCGAACCGATTTATGAGAATAATGAAGAAAATGTTAACGATTAAAATTTACGATTATGGCAGATAAACCACTAAATCAAGTAACAAAAGTTACTGACCTCAGTAAAGTGAAAACATTCCTGGCAGTGATGGATGACAACACCATCCAGCAGATGTCAAAAGAAGACATGGCAACAGTTGTGGGAGGACTACTACGAGGTTCATTATTGCCTTCCTATCGTTCTCAAGAGCTGAACTATGGTGATATGAACAACTTTACAAATCCTATGATGTGCATATTAAACACATACAGCGATTCTCAATGGATGAAAAATAATTGGCCAACTATTGCAACACAAGGTGTGTTTTCTGTGACTGTTTGTGGAGATTTAATAATACAACAAGTGTTCGGTCTGTCATCTAAATATGGATATGCTTGCAGGATTTTTATCGGTAGTAGTTGGCAAGAATGGGTAGAAACTGCGGGATAGTAATCACACTATAATTTCACCCAATTTCTCCAATTATCTGCCCAATATATTCGTCTAAATACAGCTCCATCCATAGTCGTAATTGTTTGCATATAATATGAGTTTGTGCCAACCCCAACTTTTCCCCCAGCAATCCTTTCGACATGAATCAAAAATGATGATGAACCTACTTCTGGTGGAATATTAGACACTCCAGTAGATGTTGAAGCTTTAATCCAAATACCTTGTCCCAATGTATTTAAATCAGTGTTAGGAGGTATGTAATCTCTATAAGGCATAGCCTGTCTACTGGATAATAGCCCTTTTGATTCAGTGGTTGCTTCCGGAAGCAGTCCTCCCACAATGGCCGTTTGTATCTGACATAGTAAAAAAGTATCTTCGGGCAAAAACTAATACTATGGAAAAAATCAGATACAGACTGGTATATAACCGGAAGAAGCAGCTTAACAAGCAGGGAACAGCTTTAGTACAGGTGGAAGCATTACTCAATCAACGTAAGGTTTATTTCAAAACGAATATTTATCTCCGTCCGGAACACTGGGACAAGCGTACTGCACAGGTATGTAACCATCCACAATCAACGGAGCTTAATGCTATGCTTTACGAGTTTATCCTTCATTTGCAGGCAATTGAAATATCGTTCTGGAAGCGTGGAATTTCACCTACTTTATCCCTACTCAAAGATGCCATGAAGAAAAACCGTCCGGTAAATGTTACCTTTCCGGTATTTGCTAGGAATTACGTCCTTGACTCCGATCGGAGAGAAAGCACGAAAGAAAATCTGCTTACTACGATAACCGTGTTGCAGGAGTTCCGGCCGGGAGTTGACTTCAAGGACATCACCTATACGTTTCTGAAGGATTTTGAGGTGTATCTAAGAGAAAAAGGGAACGGTGTGAACACAGTGGCCAAACACCTTCGCCAGCTTCGGACTTTGGTAAATGAGGCCATCAACCAGGGATATATTCATGCGGATGCTTATCCGTTCCGGAAATTCAAAATCAAACAGGAAAAGGGCCGGCACGAATTTCTCACTCCGGATGAACTTCGTAAGCTGGAGAACTTGGAAGTAAACGACAATAAGCTACGTCATGTGCTTGATGCATTCCTATTCTGCTGTTATACCGGGTTGAGATTCTCAGATTTCTGTCAATTGAATACCTCTAACTTCGCTAAGATAAACGGCAAGAAGTGGCTTCATTTCAAGTCCATCAAAACGGGTATCGAATTACGGCTACCGTTACATCTGTTATTCGAAGGAAAGGCTTTAGCCATCCTAGACAGGTACGAAATAACTGAATTTTCGAACCTAGGGAGTAATGCAGAAACCAACAAGGCACTGGCCGTCATCACCGGGATGGCCAGAATCAAGAAGCACGTTACCTACCACACCGCCAGACATACCTGCGCCACCCTGCTCGTTCATCAAGGAGTACCGATTACAACCGTTCAGAAGCTGCTAGGGCATACCTCAGTCAAGACTACAGAGATATACTCTGAGATACTTTCAAACACAATCGTCCGGGATTTGAAGGCTGTTAAACGGAAGCGGAATGTAAATAACTTTCAAAATCGTCTGCAAATCGGGTAGAGGATGGGTAGATTTTATGGATTCTACCTAAAAGATACTGACAAAGCGTGTCAGCCTTTTTGAAACTTTTTATTCTTTGTTCGTTTTTAACTTGTTTACCTTCGCTGTAAAGCCTTGGTAAATGAGTAGATTTGTGTGTATGAAATAGTAGTTACGCCCATTAGCGTGTTCCATTACCGGGATGCGCTGGTGGGCGTTTTGTCGTATTAAAAGTGCTACCAAAATCTAGGATGAGAGAGATATATAAAGACATATTGTTTAACTGAAACCTTAATTGTATGAAAAGATTTGTTTTCATGTGTGTTGCACTTCTGATGTGCGTAGTGAGTATGTTTGCGGCCGATGTCGCTAGTGTAGAACCGTCTGTTCCGGAGTTCATGACCGGATTTGCCAGCTTCACCGGACTGGTTACAATCGTAGTTCCTTCCGTGGTAGGCTTCATCGCCTCGAAGCTCCAGAACCCAATGAACCGTTGGGTTACCATGTGGGTGACTGCGGTGGTCGGTGTGGTTGTTACTTTGTTTTCGTGGTGGATGGGACTTGGATTTCCTCCGGCAGATGCAAGTATCTGGGTTGTATTAATCGACGCTATGTTCGTGGCCCTTGCATCCACCGGAATTGTGTCTGTGGTGACTTCGGAGTGGCTGGCCAAGTTATTCGGTTCTAAGGCAAAAGAATAATGGAGAAGCTGCTAAACATCATAGCCCCGCAATTGGCCGTTGCCGGGGCTTACTCTTTTGTCGGAGAGATAAGGGATGTGGTGTTCGAGTTACGGTGGATGCTTGCTTTCATCGTGGTGATGATTATCGCAGACTTTGTTCTAGGTATTATCGACAGCGTGGTTAAGAGGGGAGAGGATTTCCGATTCAGTAGAGCCGGCCGCCGGACCATGTGCAAGTTTATTGAATACAACAGTTACCTGGTGCTGGGGTTCATGCTCGGTATTGCCATCCTTCAACCCGCCGGTATCTGTTCCTACACGATTTCGTCCATGTGCGGCCTCGGACTGGCAATAGTATTCGAGTTTGACAGCATCATGGAGCACGTATGCGTCATTCACGGCATAAAGAATAAGGTAAGCATCAAGAGGCTGTTGGTAGGCTACATAAAGAAAAAATATGCAACAGCCGGGGAGATAATCGAAGAAGTAACCAAAGAAGATAAGGAGGGGAAAGAATGAATAAGATAGATTCAATTGTAGTACATTGTTCTGCCACACGTGCCGGGCAGGACATCGGTAAGAAGGAGATAAC